ACACCGCTCGAAATCACGCCCCAAGGGGTCAACGAAATCTCGATGCACTACATGACGCATGGAGAACGCCCCTACCGCCGTGGATAATTCTCGGATGAACGATTGAGCCCATGCGCGGGCGCACCTGAAACGATTATGAAAACGAAATTGAAAAGCTATAGCCCGTCGAATGCGGCGGCTTGTTCGAGGGTTCCATTGCCGCTCGACTGCCCCCATTGCGGAGCGCCTGGCGCGCTGCACACGGACTGCCCGCACCCGGTGGCATACTGCCGCTGGAGCTGCATCGGATCGCAACGCTGGCTCCGCCAGTATCGGGACACGGCCCGCGCCGCTGTCAAGGCATGGAATGCACAAGTCCGGGAAATCCGCTGGCTCATCAAATGACGTTCGAGCACATGGGACAAACCATCGAACTCCGCGGCGAAACTGAGTATTCCGGCACCGGAAAACTCGCACCGAAAATCGGCGTCGCTCATCGCGGATACGTCGCGTGGTGCGATGGTGATCCCATCGACCGGATGATCATGGTCCGCTGGAAACACGGCGAAGAGTGGAATCCGCTACTCGGCGACACGGTGAGCCGCTGGAAGCAGGATCTGCGACGCGCTGCCGCCAAGCGAATCAATCCCTCGAACGCTTATTCAGGCGAACCGCGTTGAGATAATTTTCTGTTAAACCCGCTCGGCCCCCGCCTTGCGGGTTTTTTCATGCCCGGACTTCCGCCCGTTACAAAATACGCTCGACACCCCTTATTACCCTCTTGCGAAGCGATGAGCGAACAGCACTCGAATCATGGGAAATACACGGAAAAGCGGGACACGCCCTTTGAATGCACGGCAGGAGAAGTTTGCGCAGTTGGTTGCAAGTGGAATGCCAGCCATAAGAGCTTATGTGAAAGCGGGTTACACGGGAAACGCTGAAAAGTGCGCGTTCGGAATCACGGAAAATCCCGGAATTAAGAAGCTCATCGCGGAACTCAGAGAGAAAGCATCGGCCAAGGCGGAGTTCACCCGCGACGATATGGTGCAATGGCTGGTCGGGGCGCTGAAGACTCCAGTAGGTGAGATCGACCAGAATCACCCGCTCGCTCAGGAACTCACCACCGACGAGGTGTTCGTCGAAAAGAAAGGCGCGACCAGCACCAAGCGCCGGATCAAAACGGTCGGGAAAAATGAATGCGCCCGCCTGCTCTGCGACATGATGGGCTGGAAGGCTCCCGAGAAGCGGGAAATCGACCTTGGCACCAAGACCCTCGACGCAGTGCGCGAGAAAGCCATGTCCATCGCATCCCCCCTCGCTCGGTCCATCGAATGAGCTGGCAGCCCCACAATTTCCAGACCAACCCGGACCCGATCATCGCGAAATTCGATCAGGTCATTCTCGACCTGTCCCGCGCCAGCGATGACGAGATTCTGACCGCAGCCATGGCGAGTCCTGCCGTCCACTTTTCGCTCTTCTGCCGGATCAAGGACGAGGACAACAGGATCATCAGCCCCCGGCCCAACGTCCTGCAACTCCGCATGGCGGAGACATACGAGACGCTCAAGAGCATAGGGATTCGAGTTCGCATCCTTGTCACCAAACCCCGCCGCGCAGGGTGCAGCTCGTTCGTGGAGCACATCGGATACCACGACGCCATGCGCCGGCCCATCGAAGGGCTGACCATCGCGGACGACAAAGAGGGGAGCAAGGCAGCCATGGCCAAGCTCCAGAGCTACGGCGAATACGACAGCTACCCATGGAAGATCACCGTCGTTCAGGACTCCACCGCCTCAATATCGTGGAGCAACGGCAGCAAGTGGACCGTTGACACCGCCCGCAACCCGGACGCCGGAGCCGGAGACACCCGGCAATTCGGCCACATGTCGGAAACCTCGAAGTGGCCGCAAACCACCACCCTGAATGACGAGCGGACCATGACATGCGCCATGCCGACGTTCTCAGGGATGGACACGACGGTTTTCAGTGAGTCCACCCCCGAAAAGGCCGCAGGCTGGCAATACAAGACGTGGGGCAAAGAGGCGATGTGGCTGGATGAGTTCCTCGCCCGCTGGAAGCAGGGATTCCGGCCGGAGGAACAGTGGATCAAAGTTTTTGCGGCATGGTATGAGTTCGAAAAAAACTGCCGCCGCGACAAATGCTCGGCAGCAGAGATCCGCGAGATGGAGGAAACGCTGACCGACATCGAGGTTTCCGAGATCGAGAAATACAAGCTGACGTGGGAGCAGGTCGCGTGGAGGCGCGAGACGATCAAAAACAAATGCAACGGTTCCGAGAAAATTTTCTCGTTCTACTACCCAAGCGACCCGGTTTCGTGCTGGCTGGCGGGAGGCTCGTCGCAGTTCGACATGCAGCGTCTGGTGGAAATGGAAAACCTCGCCATGACCATGACTCCCGAGCGTGGCTACCTCATCGAGCAAATCGACAAACAGGTGTCATTCGCCATGCAGCACGACGGGACCGGCGACATCGAGATTTGGGAGCACCCCATCATCGGGTGCCGCTACCTTGGCGCACTTGACCCGGCCACCGACAAGAGCCAGACGGTTTCAGCGGACCCTGACCGGCACTCAATTGCGATCTGGAGGGCGGGCTACCACGACACCGCACACGACGTGTGGCGCAATGCGAAGCTGGTCGCCCGTGTGAAGGCTCCCTACTACGCCGACGGGGACGAAGTGGCCGACCACATGATCCGCCTTTCCCGCTACTTTGGGACGTGCCTGGTGGCCCAAGAGGTGATGTGTGGCCTCGACATCCTAAAGCGCCTCCAAGCGGCTGGAATCCCCTGCTACAAGCGCCGCCCGCTTTCCGCCAGGACCAAAAGCATCGTGGAGCAATACGGATTCAAACTCACGTCGGGAGAGGACCGAACGGCCGTTATCGACCGATACACCGCAGCGATCCGCGAGAAAGCCGTGGACGTGCCCTGCCTCCACACGATCGAGGAGTACAAGAGCTTCATCGTCAACCTCGCCAAGGGACGGGCCGAAGCCGCCGGCGGATGCCACGATGACGACGTGATGCGTGATGTCATGGCGTGGGAGTGCATGGGGCAAGCCACGCCCTACAAGATCACCAAGGCCCAGAACGTGGAACCCCGCGACGAAGGGCGCAACGGATGGCGAGCCGTGAGCGCATACAAGCGATGACCTTCCGTGATGGCGCTTTTCTAGGGACAGTGAGCGCCATCACCAGCCAAAGGAAATCCCCTCGTCCGCTTCCATGGCCGGTTGTGCGGGCGGGGGGATTATTCGTTACGCCGTTACGCTTTTGCCTTGAGCGTAACGGGGCGAAGCGGCAACCTTAGTCATGGAAGCCGCGGCCATTTCCTCTGAAATCTCCAAGAAGATCAAAGCTCTTGAAAAACGGAAGCGCCAGATTCTATCCCAGAAATCCAAAATCAACGAACAAATCAAGCAGCTTGAGGCGGAACTGGAAGAGGCGAAGAAGAATGAAGTTCGAGAGGCTCGGGAAACCACCGCACAAAAGTTCAATGGAATTTGGAGACATCTTTTTGAATGCGGGATGAGCGATTTAGAGTTGACCATCTTGATGGATCACAGACTCAAGCAAGTAGATCTTGCCAAAAAGCATGCAAGGCCTACGTCGTGGGCACGAACCAATCGAGAGAAGGCAAGACGGAGACTTTTTAGATTTCCCGTATTTGCGGATCTGTGGGTCATGCAATATAACGAAAGAGGTGAAGTTTCAGCGGGTAGATTGATCGAAGAGCTGGGAAAAATTGATGACCCTTCCGTGTGGGAGGTTTATTTCCCGAAAAACCGCCTTAATAAAGCATGACCCCCGAAGAAATCGCCTTCCGCCTCCTGAAACTGGATGCGGAGATCATGGAAGAGCTGAGGGCGATGATCATTAGCGAGGATGACAAAGAGCGAATCAAGTTTGCAGCAAACGATGCGTTCTTCCTCGCATTAGACGTTCTGGGGTTCCCGGCAGACACCTATGGTAGTTTTGGGGAAGACTTCAAAACTTCGGACTTCAATCGCGATCCGATCACCCAGAAATGGGACAAATTCAGAGGAAAGAAAGCGACGGATGAACGAATCCGGGCCTACATCCAATACGTGAAGAACGAGATGAACCGGATGTAACGAGGAAATCCGCCCGTTACGCCACGCCCCAAGGCAAAGCATGATCCCCCATCATGCCACGCCGCCTCTCTCCCGCCGAACAGGAAGTCCAGGACTACATTTCCGAAGCCCAAGCCGGACGCGCCGGCGTGAATCCAAGGACTCAAACCCTCGCCCGCTCAGGCAATCCCTACGCCCAACGCGCAATCGGGCAACAGCTCGACCAGAACCAACGGAACATTGCCGACCAGCAGAAGCAGGCGATGGACGCCGCCGAGGACCAGCGGAAGGCAGCAGAGCAAGCCGCCAAGGACAACGCCAAGGCTGCCGCAGACGCTCAGGCCCGGAACGTGAGGGCTGCCGCAGCCCAAGGGGTGAAGACCACGACGGACATTGAGACGGGCAAGCGGACCATCGCCCAGCACCCAGACGGAGCGCCCGTGTTCAAGACCGGAGAGGTTGGTAAGCCGTTCGTGCAACAAACGGCGGAAGCTGCGTTTTCCAGCATCCCCGGCATGGGAGCCATCGCCCAACTCGG